ATTATTTATTATACTTGAATGATTATGAATTGGTTAATAATACATCTAATTTATTAACAGCCTTTGCTAAGATTTTACTTTCTGGACAACCTGGTGATGTATTATATAATACATATATTAATTATCCATTAGTGTTTGATTTACCATTATCAACTTTAAATGAATTAAAAGTTAAAATCGCCTATCCAGATGGCACTTTACCTGATTTTAGAAACATTGACCATAGTTTTACATTACGCATTACTGAAAAGGTGGTCTATCCTAAAAACACCGGTATAAATTCCAAACAAACAACTTTCTTGGAAACAATGAAAGAATTAGTATCTTAAATAAAAAATATATTTTTTTTTAATTTACTAAATTATACATACTTTTAATTATCCTACCCTGGTTAATATTAAATTTTAGGGTGTTTTCAATTACAACTTGCCAATTTAAAATGGTTCTATTTACAAAAGTATCAAAATAATTATTTATTTCTCTGATATTATTTGAAAAAGAGGCATCAGATTCTAAAACTACAATTATTGGATTAATGGATAATAAACTGGTGGCTTCAGATAATATTTCTTTTACTGATTGTAAATTAAATTGAATTTCTTCATCGGTATCTTTGTAAATATTGGTTGCATTTAAAACTATTTTATTACATAAATCTCCTTTTAATATTTTTTCTAGATTAGATATTTTATCATTATATATAGTTTCATAATTAAAACAAAACGTAACTCTTTCATTAATTTCATTCATTTCAATATTAGGAAATTTATATTTGAAATATTCCAATAATACTTTTTTAATTAACATTATATAAGGAAAGATGATAAAGTGTCTTGTCATAAATTCTAATAATTCTCTAGCAAATAACATTACTTTATTATTATCAGTATATTTACCAAAAGTAAAATATATTTCGGATAATTTATTGGTTGTTTCATAAAATTCAAATAAGTCAGGAACAATAATTTGACTAGGGTCACATTTTTGTAAAGGTAATAAATCTTGTGACTCTTCAAGCTTAGGTAATTTAATTAATTCACTTAATAATTTTACTAATGTTCCTGAACTATTAGATAAGGCTTCATATCTTTTCAATATTTTCTTCTCATTTAAATTATCTTTTTTAGAAAATTTTTCAGCCATACCTATTAAACTTAATAATAAGGCTATTTGTGTTTTCTTTTGATTTTCTAATTCTATATACTTGTCTTTTGTATTTCCTTCTTCTAAACTTTTAGATTTCTCTTCTATTTTTTTAATTTCAATATTTAAATTTTTTATCAAGTCACAAATAAAATTATTTTCATCAGTTGTATAAACATTTTTTAAATCATTAGCTTTTTCATTAATATATAAATAATTAGAGTATTCCTTTTTCTCTTTTTTATAAATTGCTTCGCTTAAATATTGAAGCATAATATAAAAGATAATACCAAATGAATTTTCAAAATTTTGTGTAATATTATTTCCAAAAGTATCATTACTATAAATTAAGGTTTCAATTTCAGATTTTTGGTAAGAAACAAAATTACTGATTATATTTTTAAAATCAGCTTGATAATTTATTTTAGGATAATTTATTTTAGATAAATGATTGTATAGTTCATCTTTTAGAAAATCATTTGGTTTTATTTCGGTAAAGTCACGATAGTCTATTTTTTCTTTTAATTCTTTTATGATTTCATAATTGTGTAATTTTAATACTGGAAATATAGCGCTTTGATTATTTGAATCTAAAATAAATGGATTTATATTATTAGTCAATAAGATTTCATATATTTTGGGATTTATTTTTAAGACATATTTTGATTTTAATAATTCGGTTGTTGCATATTCTTCTGGATAAATAATGAATTCTTTAAATTCCCCTAAATCTTTATTATATACTTTTGAAAACTGATAAAGATTTTCTGCTGTTATATCTCCAGTTATATCTTTAGGTTTCAAATAAGTGTTGTTAAAAACTACTTCAAAATCAGGAACAGCAATAGCTAATTGTATTTCTTTATTATCTGTTATTTTTTTATTTTTAATAACTTCTATTAAAATTTTATTAGTTTGTTTTTGAATGTAAATTTTAGATTGTTCTTTCATTAATTCTTCAATTAATTTACCAACTAATATATAAACTGAATTTGGATTATCTAAAATATCAATATCTTTTTTAATTTTATTAATTGTCTCTTCTATATTTCTTTTTATATTTTGATTAACGGGATTTTCCAATTTACTAAAAATATCTTTTATTAATAGCATTAAATTATATTTGTATAATTCATCTAATACTGGTTTAATTGATGGAGGTAAGTTTCTAGTTCTTGCAAATATTAAATCTTCACTTTTAATTAAATATTTTCCAGCAATCATATCATTTCCCATGTTTTTAACTAATTCTTTATAATTTATATATGCTTCTTTATTATTTAATGAACCATAATTTCCAATTAAAGAAGTTGTTGTATCTGGAATTTTAGTAATTAAATTTTCGTCATCTACTCGTTCTTGTTCTTGGTTCAATTGATTTACAGGAGAGTCATAATATAAAAATCTTCCTGTTTTTCCTACTTCAGGAATTACATAATAATTGAATTTGGGTATTTTAACAAGTTTACCTGGACTAAATAAATAATAATATATTAGAATATATCCGTTGTATTTATTTAAATTTTCTATTATTTTTCTTATTCTTTCTCTATGCTTTTTAGAATCTTCTCCTAATAGTTCAGCGATTACGGATATTACAGGATAAATTTCAGTAAATGATTTTGATAAATCTTTATTGGAATCAATTAATTCGATAAGACCATTTTTATAAAATAAAACTTCGGCAAGTACTTCAATTAGATTATTATAATTTCTTTCTTTTAATGTTTTAATTGCAAAGTCTACAGGTGGTCTATATTTTAAGGGACTTACTTTATAATAATTCATTTTTTTTTCTATAATATTAACATCTCCAAAATCACAATCTAAAAAATTACCTATATATGGTATCAAATGATTATCTAATTCATCATCAGCATTAAATATATGATAATTTGGTGGAGGAGCAGGGGGTTGAAGTCCAGGAGCAGGAATAGGAAAATCAAATGTCGTTAATATTTTATCTCCAATCTTAATTTTCTCTTTAATTTCATTAGTAGGAACTAATCCTAAATAATATAATCCTAAATTTCTTGCTTCTATTAATTTTAATCTGCTAAAATTTTCGACTTCATTTTCATCTAAACCATCTGGTGTAAAAAAAGTTTCAAAAATATGATTTATATAAGGAAGTAAAGAAATGGTTTGTCTTTTTTTAATAATATGAATTATACTATTTTCATTATCTTCAAATTGGGGTATATTGTTTAAAGTTAAATATTTTATATCTTTATTGTCCATTTTATTATTGATAAAAGTAAGAATTGTAAGTGTGTCTACGTCTAAAGGTTTATTTTTCATAGTTTTAATTTTTTTAATAATTTCTTCAATTAACTCTTTTATCTTTTTTAATTTTTCATTATCATCTATTTCATTTCTAATTGCTTCTATTTTAAGAAATAAATCATTATTAATACCTTGATTAAAATAATCGTTAAAATTTTCTTTTAAATTACCATCTTCTAATAATATATTAATAGCACCTTGTAATTTAGCTGAAATATTTTTATCACTATTAAAAGCTCTTGAAATGTAAAATTTTTTAAAGGCTGTTGTTAAATTTTCGTTAGTGATTATTGCACCACCTGCAAGATTTAATGCTGATGCCAAACCACATACCGAATAATTTATTTCACCAGTTAGATTATCATCTGAATTTAAACAAGAAAATGCGCAATACATTGTATAAAAAACACTTGCTTTATTTTTAACTTTAAATAAATCATTCCATTTTTCGATTATTGGAAAATTTGAATTAAATTCTCTATTAAAAATTTTTAAATAAGCAAGTTTCATTTTATCTATTTCTAAAGGAGTAACTGGAAAATTAAAATTAATATCATTAATAGGTATAATAATATCATTAGAATTTACCAATATATGTAACACCTTCTTTTCAATCGTATCATATTTTAAAATTTGTTGAAGATTAGCAAATTGTTCATCATCAGAAATAATTGTAATTTGTCTTGCACCGCCAATAAAAGTTAAAACATTCCAATCAATAACATTATCAGCAAAATCTATACTTTGAGCATACATTCTTGATTTATTATATTTAATCCAGTTTGTATTGTCTATACTATCATTTAATCTACAAAAATTTCTAACACAAGACATTTTATTTTCATTCTCCTTATAAAATCCATCGTAAAAGTCTCTATATCCTTTATCAAATTCTGTTTTAAAATTATATTCTTCGTATTTTATATTACATAATTTTTTAATTTCTTCTTTAATTTCGTTAGCTTTTGTTTTAACAATAGATTTTGGGTCTAATTTTTTAAAATCATCAAAATCTGATAATTCTTTTAAATCAGGAAAATCAGACCATGATTTTTTAATTTTTTCTTCAATAGAACTTTTTATTAGGAGAATATTATCTTGAATAAATTTAATATCATTATTTGTCTCCGGTTTTAAAGCCTGTTCGAATATTTTTTTATTAAATGTTAATACTTTATTTTTAATTTCATCATCTGAAAAAATGGAATTTTCAATAGTATTGTTTAAAAGTGTCATAAATGGATTTTCTTTCATTAATTCCCAAATTTCTTTTTTTAATTTTAATAAATTATCTTTTTTTGTAAAATCTATTTTTTTAGGTTTTTTAATTAATGGTTTAATTTCTTTTGGTTCTTCATATAATTCTAATTTTCCTTGTAATGCATAGTGAAATGCAGTGCATCCATAATTATCTTTAAAATTTAAATCAATATTTAAAGATACTAAATATTCAACAATTGATTTGTATTGAAATCGGCACGCCAGATGTAATGGAGTTTGATTTTCTCTATTTGGCTTTTCTGGATTTACTCCATTTTGCACTAAAAATTTAATAATATTTAGTCTATGGAATTCTTTTTTTTGTGAATTTGTATTAAATAAAGTTTTATGGATTAAATTGTCCCCAGTAACAGGTTCATCAATATTTAAGGATATACAGTGTATTAATGAAAATTGTTTTAATACTTGTGTATCCATATTATTTATTAAGCTGAATAATTCTTCCATTTTTTCCTTTGGTATTGATAAATTTGGTCTATATGGAAGATTGAATAAATCAATTCTTTTTGACATTATAATAATTTAGAAATTATTTATTTAGAAAATCAATTTTATATTAATAGTAATGTTGAAATACGGAGATATACAAATAGTTTCAAATGGAATTTCGAAAACTTTAAATCCAAGAAATCTTACCTATCGACAAAATATAGCTGTATCAAATGCAGTAAGTTCATCCCAGAATTCATCCCAATTAACTTTAACTCAAATTACCAATAATAATGGTGCTTCAGGAACTACAAGTTTTCAAGATATAGCAGCTACTACTGGTGATTTTACTACAATAAATACAAATAATTTATATGTTGATACAATTAAATTAAAAACATCATCTAATAATCAAATATATATAAATAATAATTTAAATATTACTGATAATATTTTAAATCCCTCAAATGCATCTTATTTATTTAATTTTACAAGTAATAGTAGTTTTTATTCTAATTCATTATCCTTAAATTCTCCTATTGTAAAATTAGTAGATAATGTTATTCAAATAAACTCTTCCGTTAAAAGTTCTGCCAATTATAATTTTTTAGAAAATATAAAATTTGATAGTGCTTTGTCTGGTTTTACTTTTCCGAATATTAACCAGACGGATGGTATACTCGTGCAGAATAATGCAATGTTATTATTACCTGCACAATATTATTTGGATTTTAATACTTCATTTAAAACATTAGGTTTTAGTAAATATTCAAGTTCTAATTATTATTTTGGTAATGATACAATTGGTAATAATATACGATTTACTAAATCAAATTATAATTTTGATAAAGATACTACTTCATCAAATAAAACACCATTAAATTATACATCAGATGCCACTTTAAATTCGATTAATTCATTTAATAATTTATTAAATATAGAAGCCAAAAATATTTCTTTGGGTAATGGTGATTTAGTTCTTTTAAATGGGATAGATTATAATCCAACTAATCCTAATAATACACCACAAGGTAAGAGTTTTAATTTTAAATTTTGGGATATTAATAATTTGAACACCTTAAATGTATTTAAATTAGAAAAAAATAAAGCAACCTTTAATGTAGCGGAAACAATACTAAATAATAATATTACCGTAAACAATACTAGTATTATCCCCAAGTTACAATTTCAAAATAATAATAATTTTACGATTGGTAGAAAAAATTTAGAAAATTTAACTTTACCAGATTTAGATTTTATTCAATTTTCCTATGATAGAAATACAAATAAGGGTAAAATTTCTTTTTTACAACCGATTGATGTAGCTGGTGGAAGTCAAGGTGTTTCATTAATTACACCTGTTTTAAATTTTAATGGTAACGGTGAAGCTTATTTTGCAAATAACTTGAATTTTTACAGTAATGGAAATAATATTGTTACTTTTAATAGTAATTATGTTAATATAACTCCACAATTAAATTTAACAGGAACAAATCCAATTCTAAAATTTTCACCATCTGAATTTAAAATAATTGATATATCTAGTAATCCATATATAGGCTTTAATAGTGATACAGCAACAACAAAATTTTATCAACCGATAGATTTATCAGCCAATGGTATCATTCAATATGGAACTAGTATCAATTTTAAAAATCAATTGGGAACTCTAGCTACTCTATCAAGTTCTTCATTTGATTTAAATGGTAATTTAAACTTGAATACAAACAATACTCAAATTAAGTTTAATACCAGATTAAACTTTTTGGACCAATTAAATTTGCAATATTTAGGTTTTGATAGTACCTCTCAAAATGTAAATTTTTATAGACCATTAAATTTTATAGGTTCTGGAATAATTAATGTTCCAAGTGGTAATAACATTAGCTTTACTTCTGGTGCAACTAATTTATTTACTGTAAGTCCAACCTCTTTTACAACCTTAGCAAATTTTACATTATTAAATCCTTCTGCACAAATGATTTTACCTAACAATGGTAGTTTAAGCTTTGTTGATACAACCAATACTAATTATTTATCTTTCAGTACATTAAATCAAACAGTTCAATTTTTTAAACCTATCCAATTTGCAAATTCTGGCCAAGGTGTACAATCAGCAATTCAATTTGCTACACAATTAGATCTTATTAATGGTTCAAATACTAACGTTGCATCGTTTAATCAATCTGCTTTAATATTAAATGGTAGTTTGGTCTTTAACAACAATAGTAATATTCAAGTTAAAACAGGAAGTTTAAGTTTTCTAGATTCAAGTGGAAATAATTTTTTGGTTTTAGATAATACTGCAAAATTAATTACTTTCTATCAACCAATCCAATTATCAAACAGTGGTAATATTAATTTTATATCATCAGTTAATTTTGTAAATTCTGGGACTAATATTTTTTCAATTACTCCAACTTTGGCTTCTTTAGCTTCTAATGGTCTATCATTTACTAATACAAACCCATTTTTAAATTTTTCAAATAATGAATTTCTTTTTAATGATACGGATGTTACCAACAATAATTATATTGGATTAAATAAAAACCTTAAAACAATTAAAATTTATAAACCATTAGATTTACAAACAAATGGTAGAATTAATTATACAACTCGTTTGAATTTTAATAATGGGACTTCTAATATATTATCTTTAAGTAATTCATCTTTGATATTTCCTAGTTCTAATCCTTCTATTAATATTTCTTCTGGTCAATTATCGATATCTGATAATTCAGGTAATCCATATATTGGATTTGATTTATCAAGCAATAGTATTAAATACTTTAAACCAATTAATTCTAATTTGAGTTTTTCAAATTTAAATCCAAACATTCAAATAAATTCAGGAGAACTAAAATTTATAGATTCATCATCAAATAATTATTTAGGTTTTAATACTACTTCTAAACAGATAGCTTTCTATCAGGGAATTAATACTAATTTAATTTTTTCTAATTTAAATCCAGCCATCCAATTTTCAAGAGGAGAATTTGCAATAACAGATTTGTCTTCAAATAAATATTTTGGTGCGGATATATCTTCTCAAACGTTAAGATTATATAAAAATTTAAATAGTAACTTGGGTTTTTCTAATTTAAATCCCCAAATTAGAGTAGGTAATGGAGAATTAACAATTACTGATTTTTCTTCAAATAAATTTATGGGTTTTGATGCTAGTTCTCAAAAAATTAATTTTTACAAACCTTTTAGAATTAATCAATTAGATTTTTCAGGTAATGGTTTGATTACTTTTGACCAATCTCTAAATTTAGGTGATACTCTTGTTTTAAATAAAAGTGGTGTTATCAATATGCCTATTGCTAATCCTATTTTTAGAGTAAATTCTGGTGCATTAAATTTCCAGGATAAATTCCAAAATAATTATTTAACTATTGATACAGTAAATAATTTATTAAGTACATCTACACCATTTAATCCGTCAACAATTAATTTTACAGCCAATGAATTTATTATTTACGATAGTAATAATGTAAAATACATGGGTTTTAATCAATTAAATCGTACCATTAGATTTTATCAATCATTAGATTTATCAGGTGCCACCTTACCTCCAGCTCCAGTATCAACTATAAATTTTAATCCACCTGTGTTTTTTATTTCTGATACTAGTGGTACAAGATATTTAATTTTTGATAGTATTGCTAAATCTACTAGAGTTTATAGTCCATTCGATTTTTCTTACGGTGGAAATATTATTTTTGGAACTGATTTAAAATTTAATAATGGAACATCTGATGTATTAACTATATCTTCATCTTCAGTAAATTTTACAAATAATATCTTTTTTAACAATAACAATCCATCAATAAATGTTTCTTCAGGTAATTTTAGTTTAAATGATTCAAACGGAAATCCATATTTTGGAATTGATGTTGGAAGTGTACAAGTTAAAAGCTATAAACCAATGTTATTATCAAATAATTTAATTTTTTCAAATCAAGCATCGATAGTAATTAATAGTGGTCAATTTAATTTTACAGATGCTACAACATCTAATTATTTTCAAATTGATATTTCAAATGGTATTAATAAAAGTTTTAAACCTTTGGTATTAAATGATGATTTGATTTTTTCAAATACATCAAAAATAAAGATTACTTCAGGAGAATTAAATTTTACAGATGTTTCTTCATCCAATTATTTTGGTTTTGATACTAGTAATAATATAAATATTTCATACAAGCAATTAAATTTATCAAGTAATCTTAGATTAGCAAATAACTCTAAAATAATTATTAGTAGCGGTGAATTAGCTTTTACAGACGCTTCAGCATCTAATTATTTTGGACTTGATACATCTGGTGTATCAGTAAAAGTGTATAAATCTTTAAATTTAAGTGATAATTTGAATTTTACAAATCAGGCTAATGTTAATATTAATTATAAAGGCGAATTATATTTTACAGACGCTTCTGCATCAAATTATTTTGGTATTGATACATCTGGTGGCTTTCTAAAAGCATATAAAACAATGGTTTTATCAAATAATTTAAATTTTGCAAATCAAGCACAAATTCAAATAGATGTAGGTGAATTTAAATTTGTAGATACACTAGCATCTAATTATTTAGGAATTGATACAGTAGGAGGAACTATAAAATCTTATAAACCAATGAATTTATCTAGTAATTTAAGTTTTCAAAATCAATCTCAAGTAATTATAAATTATTTGGGAACATTAAATTTTGTTGATACTTATAATACAAACTTTTTTGGTATAGATACAAATAATGCTTTGATTAATTTATATAAACCAACAGTTTTAGCAAATAATTTAACTTTTTCAAGTCCAACTAATAATAAAATTAAAATTAACGGAGGCGAAATGAATTTCACAGATGCGGTATCATCAAATTATCTTGGAATTGACACATCAGGTGTCTTAATAAAAGCTTATAAGCCAACATTATTTTATGATAATATTTCATTTAATAGTGCTGCTAATATTGTTACAAATTCTGGTGCATTAAATTTTACAGATACTTCTGCAAATATTTATTTGGGTATTGATACAAATAATAAACTAGTTAGAACAAATCAACCACTTGTATTAGGCAATAATTTATCCATACCGAATACTTCTAAAATTATAATTTCATCGGGTGAGGTTAATTTTACTGATGCTTTATCAACAAATTATTTGGGTATAGATACTTCTGGCGCAACTATAAAAGCTTATAGACCATTAATCCTGTCTAATAATTTAAGTTTTTTAAACAATTCTCAAATAATAGCAGGTAGAGGGGAATTAGTTTTTGTAGATGCTTCTGGAAACAATTACTTTGGAATAGATACTTCAGGTAGTCAAATTAAATCATATAGAGCCTTAACATTATCCAATAACTTGAATTTTGTAAATGCAGCTCAAATAAAAGTAAACACGGGTGAGGTAGTTTTTACAGATGCTTCATCATCTAGTTATTTGGGAATTAATACTACATTGGGTACAGTTAAGTCTTATAAACCATTGGACCCAATATCAATAACTTTCTCTACTACAAACTTTTTGATTAAAGATAATAATGGAGTAAATTATATGGGTTTTAACAAGTCAAATCAAACAATTTCTTTCTACCAACCGGTTTCAATTCCAACAACTATTAATTCAATTAATTTTAGTGTTCCGCAATTTACCATTACTGATGTGAGTGGAGGGTCATATATGATTTATGATAGTACAACAGCAAGTACAAAAGTAATGAACCTTTTAGATTTATCAGCTAATGGAAATATTTCTTACGGTTCTTCTTTAAATTTTAATACAAATGGAGTAAATATGATGAGTTTTAATATGAATAATAATACTCCATCTATTTCATATAAAAATAATTTAACTTTTATAAGTACAAAAGCAAATGTTTTATATGCTCAACCAATAATCAAATATAATATTTTATCAGATGATTGTAATAATTTTGAAAAGAAATATTTAGGAAAAACAGTGATTTCTGGGGGAGCTGGTCTAATTCAATATAATTTAAAAAATATTATTGATGCATCTGGAGAACAAATTACTTTCACAGGTAAAATAGTATCTAGAGATTTATTAAATAACAGCGCTAGTTTTCTATTACAAGGTTATACGAATTATGTTGATGCAAATAATCCTAATAATTTGGGATTAAATATAACAAATTTATATTCTAGTGACCCAGAATATTGGAATGTTAATGCAGTTTATATGTTTAGCACTGATTTAGTAATAGAAGTAACAAGTAATCAGTCAACAGATACTTCGTGGGTTATTTCTATAGAAAGTATCTCGGTATAAATAATGGCAAACAAAAAATACGATATTCAAAAAATTTTTAATTTAAATAATCCTGTAGCAATTAACCCTTTTAAATTAGGTGTTAGAACAAGTTCGCCTAGTTATGTTGGTAACACCGGATACAGTGGTCCTACAGGTGATGCTGGTCCTATAGGATTTACTGGTGATACTGGTAATACAGGTCCCACTGGGTCTACTGGGTCTACCGGTAATACTGGTTTTACAGGTAATACTGGTAATACTGGTTCAACAGGCAATACCGGTATAACAGGTCCAACAGGTAACACTGGAAATACTGGTCCTACTGGAAACACTGGAAACACAGGTCTCACTGGTTTTACAGGTCTAACAGGTCCCACGGGAAACACTGGACCTACAGGTCCCACAGGAAATACTGGACCTACAGGTCCCACTGGAAACACGGGAAACACTGGAAGTACAGGTAATACAGGACCAACAGGGAATACTGGAAACACTGGACCTACCGGCTATACTGGAAACACTGGAAATACTGGTCCTACCGGTAACACTGGTTCTGTTTATAGTACTGCAATAATTTATGATTTTACACCAACACCTGGTGGCTATTATTCTAATTTAACAGTCCCTTCTGGTTTAGCTTATTTACCGGGAACATTATTAAATTTTTCATATTTTAATGGTAATGATTTAAATTCTTTTTGCGCAGTTGTTAGCTCATATAGCGATACAACATTATTTATTAATAATATAAATTCAATATCTGGAACCTTTTCTGGAACACAAACATATTATATTAATTTAACAGGTATTACAGGTCCTACTGGAAATACTGGTTTCACAGGTAATACAGGTATGACAGGTCCAACTGGTAATACGGGAAATACTGGTCCAACGGGTAATACAGGTCCCACAGGTAACACAGGTCCAACTGGTAATACGGGTAATACAGGTAATACGGGTAATACAGGTAATACAGGTAGAACTGGCCCAACTGGTAATACTGGTAATACTGGTCTAACGGGTAATACAGGTAATACAGGTAACACAGGTCCAACTGGTAATACGGGTAATACAGGTAATACGGGTAATACA